TGAACAAGGGCGGTTCTCTGTCGTTCGGCGGCAAATATAATGCCGCTGGCGGTTACGCGACATTCGCTAGCATCTGGGGCTTAAAGGATTCGGCGGCTGATGGCGCATTTACCGGCTATTTGGCCTTTGCCACTTCGCCTGGTGGCACGCCAACGGAAAAGATGAGAATAACAAGCTCCGGCAACGTCGGCATTGGAACATCGAGTCCTGTCGCAAAAACTCACAGTAAAGGTTCTGGAACAAGTGGACAAGTTTCAGCCGATTGGATTTTAGAGAATTCTTCGTCAGGCACGCTTGGTCTTGATATTACCGGTTCAGCCGGGTCAAGTCGCGCTCGATGGTTACGTGCTGGCGGTCCATCAACAGGCACCAACTCAATGACAGAATCATTTTGTGTGATGCTAGAGGGTTCAAATGCTGGCAACGTCGGTATTGGGACGACGGAGCCCGGACAGTTATTAGACGTAAATGGTGTCTCGCGGATGAGAGATTATTTGCAGCTACAAACTGGTACGACTTTAAGCGGATACTTCGGCAGAGCATCAGGATTCATTGCAGGTGGTGGACATAACGAACTTGGAATCAGGTCAGAATCAAAGTATTACGTTGCCACTAACGGCGATGGAACACCTCGCGTCACAGTGGACACATCTGGCAAAGTCGGCATCGGGACGACAAGTCCTCAAAATGGCATACATGTAGTTGTGGACGATGCCACGACCAACAATGTTACTAATGTTTTACGCCTTGACCATACGACTACAGGCACAGCCGCGAACGGAATCGGAGTGGGGTTAGCATTCATAGCGGAGAAATCAAACGGGGGAGCAGAGAGTGTCGCGGATATTCAGGCAATCTTGACAGATGTAACTGCTGGGAACGAAGATGGAGCTTTAGCATTTAGGACAAATCTCAATGGCACACTAACAGAGTATGTAAGGATTACATCTACTGGCAACGTCGGGATTGGAACGACGAGTCCGAATATCTATGGTGCGGGAAACGGGCGTTTCCTTTCTATATTGGGTGCGGGTTCAGTCGCGTCTGCGGCAAGCGGACGCATTGAACTTGCGAATAATAATACAGGGAGTGACTACGGCGTCGGGGAATTGCTTTTCGTTCTGGCGAACAACAATAACGAAAAGAGAGTGGCGCAAATTTATTCTGTAACCGAGGGGAACGGCGGTGCCAATGGATTTGGAGGCAGTCTATACTTCGTGACGAAACAGGACGGTGTCGCGGGTGGTGGAGCTGTGAGAATATACATTGCAAACTCCGGCCACGTCGGCATCGGCACGATTGGACCACAGAGAACCTTAGATGTGGCTGGAAGCGGTATTAGGGTTCAGGGAATTACAAGTGGCGGAGGCACAGGCTCAGGCATGGAAATAGGTAATACTGCTATCTATTCTTATAATAGGGATACTAGTCAATACAACCTGATGAATATTGGTGACTCCATGTATATTGCTTCAGGTGCTTCATCAAACCGCAACGTCGGCATCGGGACGACGAGCCCAGGCAGCAAGCTTCATGTGTCGGGAGATATTTCAACCGATAACACCTATGGCTTCCGATCTTACGGAGTTGGTTCTGCAAGTGCAGCCAATGCTGAATGGATTCAGGTGGATCACAATGGGGCCAGTGATAAGGCGCGTTTTTTTACGACAGCCAGCGGAACGGGCAGTGCTCGCGATATAGTTTTTTCGTCTGGCACAGGGTTTACACAATTATATCTAAAAAACGGCGGCAACGTCGGGATTGGGACGACGAGCCCGGGGAGGCCACTCTCCGTTAAAGCTGATTCCAATGGATACAATCTTGGTTTGAATGATAGTGGGAATACTGAACGCTCATGGTTTTACAGCACCTCAGGAGGTTCATTTTGGCAGACGGCATCAGGGGTCAAGCTACAGTTGTATGGATCTTCTGGTACGGGACTTGTCATTGACAATGCAAGCAACGTCGGCATCGGGACTACCACACCACTTACAAATTTACATGTTAGAACAGGTGGTAGTTCGATTGCTGCACAAGCAGTTTCTACAGCAGCTTTTCAAAATAATGCAAATGCAAGCGATAACTGTATTCTTTCAATCGCTTCAGGAAATACCGGACTTGCAACAATCTTTCTAGGTGATCCAGATAATTATGCTCGTGGTCGTTTCCAGTATGACAACAACACAGATGCGATTGAGTTCTACACAGCGACGACAAAGTGGATGTCTATTAGTTCAACCGGCGTAGTTAATCTTGCTCAATTAACAGCCAGTGCACTTGTTGTAACAGATAGCAGCAAGAACCTTATTTCTGGGCCAGCACTACCTGCTGGATCAGCCGCAGCAAGGGTAGTAAAAACTGTATTAACTTCTGGAATGATTTCTGGAAATGTAGCAACACAAACTCATAACTTGTCAACCGATCAAGTAAATGCTCAAGTGCAGAAAGTTTCTACTAAGCAGCGGTGGTATCCTGACATAGTAATGAGCACAAATTCCATTGCGATTGATTTTGGGTTTGCTCCTGGAGATGGAGAATTTGAAGTGATTACTGTAGGCTAACATCTATGGCATTACCATCACCATTTGTTGGAATTAAGGTTCGACTGGGAAATAGTTCTACCTTTTCCGGTGTTGGAGGTTCGGTAAACCATAATGTAACTACTGTAGAAGACAATACTGGTGGCGGAACAGAAGTTGATTTAATGTCTTATACAGTTCCTGCTAATGCTTTGAATGCTAATGGGGATTATATTCATCTTGTGTTTTGCGGAGAAAAGTTTGGTGCTCTTTCAACAGAATTTAAGTTGTATATTGGCGGAAGCTCCTATTCATTCTTTTCGGGCACTACTGTTGGTTGGTGGATGTTTCACTTATACATCATTAGAACAGCGTCGAATGCTGTAAGAGCTGTTTATTGGGGACTCTTACCAAACAATACGCCATTTTCTACATACGTTTCACAGGGCGTTACGCTTTCAAGCACTTTTGTTGTAAAGATTACAAGCAAGACTACAGGAACTGGGCCTACATCCTATTCAAGGCAATACGTAGCACTTTGTGATTTTTTACCGGTTCAACCATGAAGTTAATTAACTCAACGCAGCTTTCTGCTGAACTGACTGGTTTTGGATTCCGCACAGTTGAATTCCGGGATGTATTGTATTACTGCCCAGAATTCAGCTGGTTAGAGAAATTTGATGAATATCTTCAGCCGCTGCTTGCTCCTTTGAGAGATGCGGTTAAAGCTGGTTTCAAGTGTGTGGATTGTGATGATTTTGCGATGAGGGTTGTTGATCGTGCGCTGGATTGCTTATTAGCTGGTGATAATGATAAACCTGTTTGTGGACATTCTGTAGGACTCGCAGATGTTATCATCCGAAACTTTGACGATGATGGGAATGTTTCAGTAGGACTCAATGGAATAACTGGCAGTCATGAAACAAACATTATTCGCTGTGCTGATGACTGGTATTTTTATGAACCACAAACCCGCAAACACTGCAAAGTTAAAGATGCTCTTGGTGTTATTAGTATTCTTGCTTGGTGCAGGATGTAATAGCACTACTCCACCACCAAAACCTCCACCCATGTATTAGTATGAAGCTAACATATAAAACCATAGTTGAAGCGGTCCAAGCCCTCAATTCGTTTAATCCACAAATCGCATGGAAAACTAACCTGCGACTTGATCGTAATTTGCGGAAGTTAGATTCTGCCGCAAATGAGTTCCAGTTCCTTCGCAATCGCATTCAGTGGCAATGCAAGAAGGATAAATCTAAACCAGCGAATCGTTCAGATGGTTCTGCGGAATTGACTCCAGAAGAACATCTTGAATTCTCTGAGAAGCTGGAGAAGCTCTTTGCTGAGTCTGCTGAAGTTGATATTCATCCAATCGAACTAATTAACTCCGAGCAGAATCAAGCGCCAACTGATCCTGAGTTTTTTGTTGATGAGAGTGCTAATCCAATGCCCCGTTCGATCCGTGCTACTTTGCGGGAAGTTATCTTTACTGAATGGGCAGGCAAAGTAAACGGCGAACATAAGGTATGAAATGGAGAAAATGGAGACTAGGATTACTTGTAGCAATAATGACCGGCTGCTTTACAGCTTTGACCGGTCTTGCTGCTGGAATAACCAGGGAACAGTTTCTGATTATTCTGTTGGTAAGTATTGGTAAGGATGCTTTGCTGTTCCTCAAAGAACATCCTGTCGATACCATAACAAATGGGGACACTGAACATAGGACGAGAGTATGAATGGTGAAAGCACAATAACAAATAAAACACTTGTTTCTATTGGCACTGTTGCTATTCTTGGCGGAATAGTTTGGTGGGGAGCAACTATCTCCTCGAAGGTTGATTCCATTATTGCCATGCAGACACAGTTTTCTTTGTCGCTTGGAGGACAGCGCAAGGATATTGATGCAATGTCAATTAAACTTGTTGAGTTTGACAAGCTCGGAAGTCCGGCGCTGGTGCCGCGCATTAACTCTCTGGAAAAACAAATGATCGAAGTAATGCTTCGATTGAACAAAACCGTAAATGAAAGGACTCAATGAAAACAAGTTGGAGAACCACAGTATTCGGCGCTGGAGGATTACTAACTGTTCTAGTATCTGTCCTCAATGCACTGTTTGATGGCGATCCTGCTACTAATCCAGATTGGTCAGCAGTAATTACCGCAGCAACTGCATCCATTGGCCTCCTTTTTGCTCGTGATCACAAAGTCACAAGTGAAGATGCTGGACTTAAATGATTACAGCGTTGCTGAAACTTCTAGCCTCAATTCCTTTATTAGCTAAGCTGATAAAGGAAATTGAGGCCACTTGGAATGAAATCAAATCTCATAAACGTCAAGAAGCTAAAGATGTTGCTGTTGATGCTGCTATTGACAGGGTGCTCTCACCACCGCCTGGAGAACAGTCAAAGGTTGATGAACAGAAATGACTTTCCAGTAGCAGTGAAAGCTGCGCCAGAGTGGGTTAGAGATGCGCTGAAGACAGTAAATAAACTCGAATTTGAAATAGAACGTCGGTAATGAGTATTTTCAATCAACCAGTAAGACCTCTTACGCTGTCAGCTACACCTGTTATAGATAGGCGTAAGTTAGCGGCTTTCGGGATTGTAAATTACTCGTTCATTATTCCAGTGTTTAGTGAATCGGCTCCTACATGGCTTGGAGCTAGCTACACCACTGTTGAGTTTCCTTGTGTAGCTTCTTCTGGATTTTCTTTTATTGCTCTTTTAGGACAGCCAACAACTCCGAACTTCTGTTTAGCGGTTCGTTCTGGAAATAATCGCTACAAATTCTGGGAAGGTGTTGGAGAGCTTTTGAATGCTCCGCTGTATAATGGAGAATCGATTGCTACATCTTTTGCTCTGGAAGTTTGGACAGCCCAAGACGAGCCGATAACATCAATTTCTTCGCAGATAGAATTAGTTACTTCTCTGCGGCGGTTTGCTACTGCTTCTAGTGAAGCGGTAACAGAGAACCTTGGAGTAAGTGACACACTGACAGGAAGTTCGTTAATCTTAACCTTTGCTTAATTATGCCAGTCTCAAACCAATTTCTCATCAAAGGAATCACACCGACGAATTGTAGTCAAGCTACGCTGACACAACTTGTAGATGCCGCATTACCTTATACAGACAAAGGGATGGTGATTGTCAGTAATGACACTCCAGATGTTTCTACTTATCCTTCGCTGGGTCGCTGCTTGTGGGTTAAGCCGTCTGAGTATAATGCAACGGTGCGGCGCTACAACACAAACAGTTCTTCCTGGGAAGTTATCACAATCGGCGCTTCTGGAATAGGGACTAGTCAACTGGCAGATTTAGCAGTAACGCCGGCGAAACTGTATGCTCCAGGCGCTGCGCATTCAGGAAAGCAACTAATCGTAAATGCTTCCGGTAACTTCGAGCTGACTTTGTATGCTATCGCTGACAACAGTGTAGCAATAACGAAACTCTCTAAAGGATCTGGAAATGCTTCAAAGCTCATTCGAGTAGCTGCTGATAATAGCAGTTTTGAATTCTTCACGCTGAATGCAATCAACTATATTGCTGATGGAGCAATCAATCCAGTAAAGCTGAACTTCGGAGCAAATAGTTCAGTGATTGTTTCCAACGCTTCTGGAGTTCCTGTTGTAGTAACAATCAGTTCTCTTGCTTCTTTGTTCTCTGCTGGTGTTCTTGCTCCAGCGAAGATTACTCCGGGAAATGAAAGTCAGCAATTAGTTACGCGGAACGGTGTAGCCATCTGGGAAAATGAAACAAACAGAACATTGTCAACTACTCAGATCGGCACTAACCAGAATCTTCCTGCTGCGGCGGGAACGATTGTTATTGCTCATGGATTATCCGGTATTCCTCGCTTCATTGATTTGCGGCTTGTTTGTATCGATGGTGGCGGCGATGCTGGATATGCTTTGAATGATGAAGTAGATTTCAGGGATTTGTCATACGATGACACCGACAATGTTGCTGGCATGAGTGTCAAGTATGATTCCACTAACATTACTTTTCGATTTACTGCTGGCACCTTAATCTTGCAGCACGCAACAACCGGCGCTGAAACAGCGATCACACGATCTAAGTGGCAAGTGAAAGCACACAGACTAACTATTGTCTAACTTTTATGCTGAAAAACATCATAGAAAATACTTTCGGTCCTCTAGGATTAGATCCGCAGCGCACAGAGGATCGACTGTTATTGGTGAAGAAGATCAACTTTGCTGCGAAGGAATTATGGGATGAGACTGATCTTATTGGATCGTTGCAAGAACAGTTTTTTGTAACGACAGATGAAAATCAAGTAACTTTTCCATATTACGTCTATCAGATTCGTGGACTGCGTTCTGTTAATACGAACGGTCCTTTTGAGTTGAAGGATATGTCTCCACGTTATTATTACGGCGCAGGCTATGATAGTAATATCGAGTGGCGTCTTTTGCCAAAATCTCCGATTGAAAGAAACATTTCTAACTCGGCGCCAATGACTATTAGTGTCCCGGTCGCTGAAACTGTAAGAGTGAGATTTACTGTTCGTGGAAGGACAACGAACTCCCAGAAACTTAGTGAGACTGTAACACTAGAAGTCGGAGAAACAGCAGTAGCATTCACACAATCTTTTGAAGATGTTCTGTTCTTCCACAAAGATGTTGTTACCACAAATGATTGCACAATGCGAGATGCAGATTTGAACACTATTGCTGTGATTCCAAATGCTCTCTTGAAATCTTTATATTGTGTGGCGCAGATTCGTGATCCAAGTTTCGATAATACAATCAGCAACAATGCAACTTTCCAGCTATTGTTCAAACAGTTGTTTGTTCCATTCGTCAATGACGATGACGAATATCCTGTCGAAGATTATGACGATGCAATCGTCTGGAAAACTCTGTCACACTTTTATGCTACAAAAGAAGGTCAAGAAGGACTTGCTGCTGCTTATGCTGGACAAGTTTTGGGATTACTGCGAACTAGAGATGCAGATGCTTCTCGTGGGATTGTTAAGCCTGTGCAAGTGAGAGCTAATAGGTTCATTAAAGCCCTGAATTCTTACGGATTCTTTGGTCGTCGCAGCTATTCTTTATATGGCCATAACCCATAAACAAGTTGACTTCAGCGGCGGGCTAAATTATCTGGCTGATCCTGCAAAGATCAAGCCGGATGAATACTACTTTTTGTCGAATGCTCGAATTCGAGATGGTGGAATTATTCCAGTTAAGTTGCCGCTGAAGATTGTTTTAGGGTTGCCTTCACCTATTGTTGTTGATATTGGAGTAACTGATCCTCAAACCGGTGCTCCGCCGCCACCTGAAGTTACAGAAGTTCCTCCTAATCCGCCACCATATCCTGCTGAACCTACTGGTTGGCCTCCTGTTCCTCCTTTTCCAGTGGGAAGTCCTTGGCCTCCTGTTACAGAAACAATGGAAGATCCACCGGATTATCCTCCGAGAGTATTACCTACTTTACCTTCGTGCGATAGTCAAAGGACTTATGATGGAACATCTCGTCCTTGGATGCCTGCCGGAATGACTGGTCCATTGAAAGCGCCAGCAACAATAACCCAGACAGACAATCCAAACAATATCCTATCTCCTGCTGTTCTTACTTGGTGGGAATCAAAACTTGTTGCAGATTTTGCAAGTTGGGCAGTTGCTAATGGAGTTCAGTATGACGCTTATGACACTTACTGGGTTTGGGATACTGGCACGTCTGGAATAGATGCTTTGGCATTGCATGGTTCTGGGACATATCAACCGCAACCTGAACCTGGTTGGGTGATGAAAATAGAATACTGCGAAAAAGTTTCTGGACCTGGGCTATTTGTTAGTATCAATTATTACAACACCAGTAGCCAGTGCAACGATTCTCTCTTATCAGGGTCTGTCAACAATGCAACAGAATTTCCTCCTGATCCTGTTGTATTTAATAAAGAACAGGGGCCGGTGCTTAATCCAAGTATTGCGCCGCAAACAACTCATAGAGTATTTCTTATTCGATTTGACGCTGCTTTTCTAACACATGGAGTCGGAGAGATGGGCCAGGCTTATACGTTCACAGCACGGCATTATACGTATAATCTTGAAACAGAAGCCTGTGATCTTGGAACAAATTGGCCGTTTACTAAAACGTATGATGATGTAGTTTCTCTCATTAATACTGCACCCGGTTCTGGAACACTAGCCGATCCATACAGAATAACTCATAATGTATCCTAAATGATTGCTCAAGGTATATTCGGAGCGGATTCGGTTTTACTAGCGTTTTTTGACGGTAGAGCTTACTACCGAGATTTTGCATCAACTGATGAAGCATTCCGGCAGATAAATGGTTTGCAGTTAGATGCTAATGTTCCATTCATTTATGCTGTTCCCATCCCAGGATCAAGCATCAATTTCGCACGAGAGAAGTTCGGAGAAGGAAATGAGAACATCATTTTCACTAATCCTACAACAGCGACTCCAGCGGCAGTATTCGTAACTGACGGAGTTACTCAGCCTGTAATTATTCCGCCGAATGGTCAATGGAGATTGACGAAGACTTATTCTCAGTGGACCATTGATGAACCGGAGTATGTTCCGATAGGGACATTGCCTGTATATGTAGGTGTTAAACTTTATTTGGCGGCGCGGGATAAAGCAGGACGATTGACCAGAATCCTACATTCAGTTTCTGGTAGGCCACTGGATTTCATGATTCCGATTGGTGAAGATGGAAACAAAACATCTGTAGATGAAGAACTTGGTGGTGCTCCTGTAGTTCGTCATGCTATTGCTTATGATGAAATTACTGCGTTGAACAGGATTGCTACAACCGAAGATTCTTTCTTTGCGGCGACGCGGAAAAGCTCCTATCTTGTAACGCCGATTGCCGATGACTTGTTTGGAGAACCGAGATTCAAGAACCAGTTCCTGTTCTCCACCGGACCAGAGAATCAATATAGCACAGTAGATATTCTTGGAGATACTGCACTAATTGACAGCGGCGGTATTCGTGCATTTAATGCTATTGCTGCGCTGAAGAATGAAGGCCGCAACAGCGTATTTAGTAGGAAGATTTTCCGGTTATTCCACTCTGTTGTCCAGACAATCACCACAGCGTTTCCGTTTGACAATTATGCGCTGTTTGCTGTGAATACAATCTACGGTCCAGGGATTGTAGTGTATGACACGCTGGTTGAAAAGTTCATCGCTCTCGATATTTATCCTGGAGTTGGGCTGATTAAGCAGTTTGCTGAGATTAAAGTTGCTGGCAGCAGGCGATTGTTCTTCATAACCTCTGATGCTTTCCTTTATGAAGCGTTTGCAGATACTACAACAGCGAAAGCTAGGTTCTATTTTGGGGATTTGTCCAGCGGAGATCCAAAGATCGAGCACAAAGGAGCATTCTTCTACTCAATTTTCGACCAAATCAAAGAATCTGGACGGGCACAGGTGAGTTTATTTGTAGATCATCACAGAGAGAAGTCCCTGCAAGTAGATGTTGCACAAAATATCACAGAAAATGATCAATCTGTTGCTCTGAATCTTCCTTTTCACCACTCCACTGAAGATTCTTCAACGCCGCTGGCATTTAACTTCCAAGATTCTCGACATGGAACTAGACTTGGATTCCTTCTTGAGTGGGATTTTGAAGGAAGTTTGAACCATGTTCAAGTAAACACTGAGGAGCGGACAGCATCTATGTCTTTGCAGCAAGAAGGGAAGATTCAAGGTAATTATTCGCAAAGCAGCACCTTTACTCCTCTAGTGCTTTGTGTTACTGGGAATGATGGAGTAGCTTCAGCGAACAAATTAGCAGTTGTTCGAGCAATTAAGAACGAGAATCCTGAGTTTGTGCTTGGAACAGGAAATCATAACTATCCTGCTGGAGCTTCAGCAACAAGAGCTACTACATTGGAGCAATATTGGGGACAACTTCTCCAGAATGAACAGGCTTTCTTCGCACTATCGAACCGTGATCTCGATACATCAAATGGTGGGCCGGCGATTCAGTATTACTTGCAAGGTCACAGGTATTTCAAGAAGACACTCCGCGCTGGATTGTGCGATTTGTTTGTGTATAACAGTGGAATGAATACTGCTAGTGCTATTGTTGAACCTGATGGCATTGTCGAAGGCTCAATTCAAGCAAATTGGTTGAAGCGAGAACTAGAACAATCTACAGCGACTTGTAAGATAGTTCTAATCGGTCATCCACCTTACAGCAGCATCAGTCAGTTTGCTTCTTTGCAGTTACCTTTTAGGCTTTGGGGAGCTTCTTTAGTGTTGTCAAGTTTCCATACTGCATATGAACATCTTTTTGTTGACGGCTTGCATTACATTAACATCGGACTTGGCGGCGATTCAACGTTTGCTTCTTTTCCTGGAACCTCTGTTGCTGGAAGCATTACGCGAGAAACTGATGTATTTGCTTTCCTGAAACTTGTTGTGAACCATTTCGCTATCGATGTTCGTTTGGTGGATACTGACAGGAACATCCTTGACTTTGCTACCATCAGCATCTAATGAATGCTTTCGATAGACTCCCGAAAATCTATCCTCTAACAACACAAGAGGAAATGGATAATCTTATGGTCGCTGCTGGCCAAGATGCTCATTGGGTAGTTTATCCGACGCATTACGTAAAAAAACAAGATGAGATTGTGGGTTATTTCTCCGTCTGTAAGCTGCCAGTAGTTTGTCTTTGGATGCACACAGGAAAAGTGAAACCGCTGGACAGTGTAATTGCTTTGAATACAGCTGAGAATCTTGTTCGATCAGCAGGCCATAAACATCTTTTTGCTTTGGTTAGTGAAGAAAGTCCATACGCTCCTGTATTGGAAGAACACATGAGCCTAAAACCTCTGCACAAAGCAGTAGTTTGGGGAAAACAGCTATGAATGAACAACTTGCATTATGTTTTCAGCTTGCACAGAAAATTGTGCAAAGAGTTAAAGATCAATATCCAGGTTGCGAAGATGTTGTTAATTGCACCGGCGGAGGCGGTATTCCTCCAATGGAAGCAATGAATAGCATTCTCACGGCTTACGAGAAACATTTGCCTGGATTAACTAAAGTCGCTGCTGAGAATCTGTTTCCGCTGGAGCAAGCAGTCTTCGACACGAAAGCTGCAATCGCTCCACAAGAAGCAGATTTGCTTTATCGACTATTTGCTGGAAATGCGCCGAGACTAAATAAGATTGGACAGCAAATCCTTCGAGATAATGCTTTAGCTCAGGCTGCTGGCGAAGCTGCTGTATTAGCTGGTACTGGTGGAGATTTAATCAGACGGTCTGTTGATCTAAGCAAAGAAATTGATCCTCAATTCGAGCGGATTCGTAATGCTGTTGCCGCTTCAAGTGAAGGATTGCTGAAAGGCTTGGATTTAGGTGGAGAACTTTCAGGCTCTGAACGGGCTGAGATTAGTCGTTCTTTAGCACGAGACAATGCTGCAATGGGAACTTCAGATGTTCCGACAGCGATTCAGACAATTACAAATGCGCTGAAGTTTGGAAAGGCTGGAGAAGCTAGAAAGCAACAGCGCCAAGAAACAGGAGCTAGAGTTGTTGGTGCTATAGGTAGCATTGCTCCAAATGTTAGATCTGGAATTGATCCGCTGCTTACTGGAGTTGGACGGCCCTCTGTTCCAAATACCGGTGCCGCTGTAAATACTGGAATCAATCCAAATATTGGACAATCTGGATTAGGATTTGGAAATAATGTTTTGGGGCTTGTTGGACAGACACAGAATCTTTATGGCCAAGCTCAGAGCAGAGATGCTTTTGATCGAGTAGTTCAAGGGCTTGGAGGAATCGGAGCACTATTCGGAAAACGCTAAACTAAATTTATGCCAACTACAACTGACGAACGAACAAGTGTTTTTGAAGACATTCTACGCTTATTCACCCGTGATCCTGGGATGGATGTTGACATCAACCCAGAAACAGGAGAAGTCCGCGCCAAAGCACGTAAGCCTTTCTTGGACAGAATTGCTTATGGAGGAAGGAATGCTAGAGCAGCACAAGAACTGGAACTCAGGAGTAAGTTAGCTCCGATTGAAGCAAATCTGCGTGTGAATGAAGCTCTTAAGAAAGAACGTGGTGTAAGTGAGATTCGTGAGGGAGAAGCTAAAGCAGACGCAGAAAGAAAAGCTAAGTTAGAGGCTTGGAGAATTGCTAACGATGAATCCAGTAAAAGGCGTATTTCCGAATTAGAAACGAAGCATAAAGAGTATCTAGCCGATGTAGAAACAAAACAGAAAGGACGACAATTAGAAGATGCTGAAATTGTTAAAATTTTTGGGCGCTTATTGAGTAGTATGACCCCAGAAGAAAAGGGAAATGCGATCGATCTGTTGAATGCGACTACTAACCGAAAGCGTGTGGATACAAACGCAGCAACTCTTGGAGATATTGCCAGAGGATATGAGAATGCTGCAGTTGCAGATTTTCTGGATACAGAAGAAGGTAGAGCTGTAGCCAGAGATATTTACACAAAGGGTGCTTACTTACCAAATATAGGTGTAAATCAGGTGGCGGCGCGTCCTTCTGGTCCAATGATACAGGGTGTTAGAACGGAAGAAATACCTGGAAAACCTGTGTTTGATCCGAAGACAAAGAAATATACAGGCGAGTCTGGAGAGACGGTAGTAAGGAGCTATCCTGCTGTAAATACTGAAGTGGCTGCTGCTATCTTAGAGAGGATTCGTCGTGAAAAAGAAGCTGCTGCTGCGGCTGGAGGAACTAACCGTGCATCAATACTCCGAACTCGTTAATGTATTATGCCAATCACACTAACAAGAGAAGATCGAAAAGCTGCTGTTCGGCAGTTAGGATACGATCCTGAACAGTGGGATATTGACGAAGTAACAAACCAGTTGATTCCGGTAACTCCTTCGGAAGATACTGGCTCACCAGAATCTTCTTTACGCACGCATGATCCAGTATCAGCAGGACCAAGTCCTTTAGGTTCAGGGTTAAGACATGCGGCTGTTGGTGTCCTTCCTTCAGCATTAGCATTAAAAGCTGGAGTTGCTGTTGGCGCTTCAACATTGAATCCCCTTCTTGGTTTACTTGCTGCCGGTGGAACAGGAATTGTAAGCCACATGGCAGAGAGGAAGGCTATTAAAACCTTCGCTCCAGAATTTCATAAACAGCTTGAGAAGGATGTTGAAGTTAATCCTAAAGCGTCTTTTGCTGGTGGGATGCTCAGTAGTGCACCATTCATGGTTCCTGGCAAATCAATTCCAGAAGCTGCTAAAGCATTACCATTATTAGTGCGGCGCGGTGCTACTTTGTTGCCTGAGCAAAAAGCAGCTTTATATAATGTCGGATTAGGTGGAACTGTTGGAGCGGGTTCTTCAGTAGCAGAAGATATTTTGGCTAAACCGGGTCCGATCTCTGAAAGACTTAAAAACATTTCTCCGACTAAAGCTGCTCTTGGGGCTGTTATTGGTGGAGCTTCAAGCGATCCTACAAGAATTGGACAACGCTTGTTAGGACTTTCTCCTACGATTGCCACTGCGCCACGAATTCTTTCTACTCGCAGAGCAGCAACAGAAGATACTCCGCTTTCTCCAGAAGAACTTAACCTTGTTCGTCTAGGTATTGAGCCAGGCGCTGAAGCTCCTGCGCCGACAGTAAAAACTAAATACACGAAGGAAGAACTGAAAGCTGTTAAGCAGCAAATGAAGGATGAAGCTGCTGAATTAGCAGTAGCAAAGAAACTCAAAACTAGTGCTGCTGGAGAAGAATTAGCTAGAGGAATGGAGGCTGAAGTTGCTGAAATTCGAGAAGCTAAATTAAGGGCCGCTGGAGAGCAGAAGAAAATTGGAGATGCTGATGAAATTGCTGCACAACAAAAAGCTGAGGCAAATGCTGCTGAAGCCGCAGCAAAACAAGAAGCTGCATTGAAAGAGCAGGCAGATAAATTAGCTACTGGACAGCGTGCATTAACTGAGCGTAAATTAGCTCTCCGTCAAGCTAAACTTGAGGCAAGGGCAAAAGAACTCGAAAAGCAGGAAATAGATTTCAAAAACAAGCTAGCTGCTAAAGCATTAAAACCTCCACCTAAGCAGCGGCCTGGTATCGAAGAATCAAGATTACTTGGGCTTACGGATGCTGAACAAGATCGATTGATTCGTCTAGGAGAGATAGACCGGCGCGGTGATGCTACTCCAGAGGAAGTAAAAGAACTTAATCTTCTGTTCGATAAATCACAGAGGGCTTCTCCAGAGGCTGCTGTGCCTGAATTACCTTCTTTTGATGAAGTCAGTAAAAAGATTGGATGGAAAAGTAAGGTTAAAAATCCTACTCCTGGAAGTATGCATGGGTCGCATTCCTGGAAAGATTTGCTTGATGCAGTCCTTTCTGGGAGAAAGCCTGTTGCTACTGGCTCCGCACTTCCTCCGAAATCATCTGTTCCAGAAGGAATAGTCTTTTACCGACTTACAGATGATGATAGCATTAGCCATTTTGGGTCTTACGTTGCCGTGAAGAAAGGTAACGAAGACGCTATTAATAATTTGTTACTTGCTAGGGATTCAGAAGAAGTCGGAAAAGCTCTTGGTTATACAGCAGAAGAAATTGCTGAATATGCTACAAGACTCAAGATGATTCGGGATTATGAGAAGAAACATGGACCGTTTTATCAGAAAGAGCCTGCTGCTGTAGAAGCTCTACCTACTACTCCAAAAGCAACAAAACCCTCAGAGGGTTGGTTCCAGTGGTGGAGAAACCTTGCTGATGAGCATGGAATTCAGCTTGAACGGGACGGCACTTTAACTCAAAATGGTAAACCGATTGCTGGTTTAGCCTTCCTTCGTCAAATGTCCCAGCGTGCTCTGGCGAAAATCAATCCATCGAAAGCTGGATTTGATACTCCAGCGCATGAAGTATTTCATATTTACTTCAGGGATATGTTGGAAGGTCCATCGAAGATTCGAGCTAAGTTAGCGAAGAAAGCTCTTGATTCTTTGGAACGTGCAGAAGGAGAAGTTGCTGCGCGGATTGATGCAATCCGAAAAGCTAATCCTGGAATGTCTCGTCGAGAAGCTGCTGAAGAATTTCTTGTGAGTGCTGTTGGAGAAGAATCGATCTGGCGTGCTCTAGGCGAGGACACAGGATTTAAGAGAGCAATGCAGGATATTTGGTCTAATATCAAGGCGCGGTTTGGTCCTAAAGGAAGTGCTACAATCGATGATTGGAAACGGTTGTATAGTAACAAACTTGTTTACGACGCTCCGACTGGTGCTCGGTATTCGAAAGAGTTGCCGGTAGCAAAACCTGTTGGCGATCCAGAAGTATTTATGCAAGATGAACCGACTATCCCTAAAGTTGAATCTCGCGCAAGAGTAGGTATTCCTGGAATCCATGATTCAAGAGGCTCAGAAGCTATTATGGATTTGGACAGAAATGGTTTTGGAATTTCTGAGCGTTATAAGAAGTGGCTGAGGGAGGTCAAAGGGTTTTCTGATCAAGAAATTGCTGATTTGTCTAACCGGCTAAGGGAAGCCAAAGGTATTGGAATCGGATCATCACTTAAATACCAAGATGAGCCAGCAGTGCCTAAACTTGAGAAGCAAATCACAAGACGCCGTCATCCGCAATTTTTGATTAATGGAATCCACCAATATTTTGATAGAAATCATAAATTGGTTGCAGAAATCTATCGAGATCCTGAAACAGGATTTTGGCGTGATAATGACGATCAAAGTTTCATTGGATTTTCACGATCAGAAGCAGAAAGGTCTTTGAATTTAGCACAAGACGAACCAGTAATTACTCGCCTGGAACCCCTGGAAGAATCTCTTGGCCCTGCTGACAAAAACCCTAAAGCTACTGCTCCAAAATCTAGGGTAGGTGTTCCTGGAATGGTTACTGGCGGTAGGGAAGATATTGGAGGAGAAGCTATAATGGATTTAGACAGAAGCCCTGGGTTCCCTTATCGTTATAGGGAGTGGTTACAAGATGTTAAAAAACTTTCTGACTCGGAAATTGATGCTTTGGAACGTCAAGCGGCAGCGGACCAAGTAGGTTATATGCGAAAGAAAACACAAGATGAACCTACTGTCCCGGAACTTGAAGCAAGTGCCCCAAAATCTAGGGTGGGAATTCCTGGTATGAAAGTTTTAGGGTCACAACCTATTATGGATCTAAGCAAAGAAACTTCTGGAATTTCTGAACGCTATCGGGAATGGTTAAAAAATGTTAAAGGATTGTCTGATGACGAGATTGCTGCTTTGGATAGGCAACGGGCGGCAAATTCTATTATTCTTACACGACTAAAAAAGCAGGACGATCCATCAATTACTTCCCTAGATCGCCGCCCTGTAGAAGATAATCCTAGAGCAGCACTTCCAATCCCGCGTCCAACTGAAGCTGAAGTAATGTCTGCACCAGAAGTAGAGAAACAGCCAAGAAGTCTTCGAGTCTTGGAAGGAATCCATTCTAGGATTCTTCATCACAAAGACTACAAGAATACTCCCGAAGCTCATTATGCTGCCCGCACCTTGAACCGTTGGGAACGTTTAGCAGATTTCAATCAAGGACGTTTCGTAGAACTTCCTCAATTAGCTCTGAACGAATTCACTCCAGCGGTTCGAGATTCCTACTACCAGAAAGCTATGCAGGCTGGACTAACTAAGCAGCCAGCTAAATTCAACGCCGAAGAACAGAAGGTCGAAAACTACATGCGCAAATACCTGTTAGATGTTCATGATGAGGCTCGTAATATGGGCTACAAAATCAATGATCGGGAACCAATCAGCGAACCTACCTATTTTCCTAGCATCATGTCCGCACAAGTTCAACATGTTCTTACACAGCGCCGTCATACTTTAGAAGGACAGCGTTACTGGAAAGCTATCACAGATCACTGGAAAGCTGCCGAACTGGAAGACACTGATAAACTCCTAGAGAATTACCTCAAAGCTATCTCTAGCATCCAGAAAGAAGGTTTAGGTCAAATTGAGTTTGGTGCTCTGCGGAAAGCTCAAGGTGTTGGATTGCCTGTTTCAGTCCGAGAGAAGGACTTGATTGTTGCTGTGTCGAAATACGGTAAACGAGTATCAAAGGATATGGCCTTATTTGAGGCGGTGCAATCTGATCCAAAGGCCATGAAGATATTAGGAATTAAAGGACACGACGGAGAAGAAGCAGGAGACGTGAAATGGGATTCTGGCGAAGAAGTAAAATCGCTGGCAGGAGTAGAAGAAATTAATACGGCACTGCAACATAATATGGATTTGATGCCGAAGCATCCTTTTACGCGTGCTGTAGATAAACTTGTTTCTAATCTTCTGATGGGTCCAACAACCGGACTAAAGAACCTAATTAATACTCCAGCGCAGGCACTTCCTTATGTAAAAGGCGGACAACTTCCTGAATTCTTGACAGCATATTCTCGCGGTCGAGAACTAACTGCCCGCGCTTTTGGTTCAAGAGTAATCCGAAATAACATGCAGTCAATCTTGCTCGGAGATGAAGTTGATACTTCCAGTAGAATGCTGCAATGGTTCAACAAAATGTCAGCAGGACTGTATCAATATCAACAAGGAGCTTTGGAAAAAACTTCTAGGCTTTGGACTTTAGGACTTGCTGATATTGCAAATTCCCAGAATCTTGCAAGAGCACAAGCTGGAGATTTAGCGGCTAGAAAAGCCCTAAGAACTATGGGCGGTTTACTTGAAAAGAACCGACTCGAAGAACTAATCAGTGGGCGCGGTAAATCAATAACTGAGCGAGAAATGGACATGCTAAACAAAGAATTTGTTGATGCTGTTCAGCAAACTTATGGCCCAAAAGATCAGCCACGCTGGACCCTTGAAGGAGCGTATTCTCCATTCTTTGTGTTGGCGCGGTGGAGTGTTGGAAAGGCAAACAACATCATCAAGCATGTTGTTAATCCGTTAGTGAATGATGGGAACATTGTTCCTCTCATTGTTTATGCTGGCGGAACATTCCTGAATGGGTTGGCACTCCAAAAACTTGTTGAGATTCTTAATAATAAAAGGGACTTCAACCCAACTGCGAATGAAGTTTGGGATGCCATGAAAACTGATGGACGTAAAGCAGAGATTGCTGCTGGGATTATTAACATTATGCAACTGGGAAGTGCTGGAGGATTTGTCTCAGATGTTTTGAAGATTGTTGCTGATGTTGGTTTAACAGGACAGATGCCACGAGGATACGGAATTCCAACCGTTACTTTAGGTGTAAATCTTGTGGAGGATTTAGTGAATCTACAAAGGGCTGTCAACGATGGAACAGAGCCAGTTGAAGCTATCTTAGCATTCATTAAAGATTTAGCCGTGAAGAATGTCCAATCAGTCAGATTAGCTTTATCTCATTTGCCGGGAGCTAGAAAAGAAGAACTGAAAAGGAAAGAACGTTACAGGGATTTAGCTGTATTCGAGCGGCTGACTGGTGAAAGAACAATGCCGTTGGATGCTTCAGCGCAGCGCCTAAGTAATCCTCTACACCGCCCAGACATTAAAGCATTTAAGCGAGCGAAGACTGTAGAAGAAGGTGCTGAGTTGCTGCCAAAACTAATCGAGAAAGCTGAACAGAGAGCAGCAGGAAATATTGAAAAGTTCCGAGATGAAATGAAAACTTTGAAAGGGCACAGTTATCAAACTATGCCCAATCCAAAGACTCATCCGAAAGATTTTTCTGAGTTCTTCCAGTTCCTTGTTCGGACACAGGGAGAACAAGCTGCTCTTGAACATTTAACAGATTTCATGCAGCAGAATGCAGTAGATAAGGTTAAGGCAAAGCTAGTGCCTAGTGTTCGCTAATTCAATTTCCCGTGCCTGAATGGACGGGTTTTATTGAAAGCATGTTTTGTTAGAATCGCTGTGTAAATATCAATCCGCAGCCTTCGACTAACATCTAAGGCGCGGATGATAATATCTGCAAGTTCTTCTTCAGCCTTCGTTAGCGGCCGTAACTGCAAACCGAGCATCTTACTTGCTTTATCGCAAAGATGATCAGCTTCTCCAGCGCGGAAAGCATCCCATAATTCAGAGATTTCAGCATGGAGGTTGTTGCATTGGTTAGCAATAAACACTTCGATTGGCTGTTCTTTTGGATGAAAGCCATGTTCAACAGCACAAGCATGGACTGTATCAGCGATTTCGTCGATTGTATTCATATGGTAGATCCTTTCACTTGCAGGAATATAGGAGTTCTTGGTTTATCTTTCGTTCCGTAAGCCTTGTATTTGAACATCAGAGTTTTCCCAATCGGCTTATTCTTCCAGAAGTATTTCTGCTGTAAGAAATTCAGTCCAGAGCCGACAAAGAATCTTCCAAACACTGGATGGAATACTTCAAAAGAACCACACAAATTCAGCACCCGCAGATTCTGTTGCTGGTATGTATCTGGATCAGCATTCTCCACAAGCTGCTTTACATCCATGATTGTAGCTTCATCTGTAATCCACTGGATGTATTTTATCATTCCGAGTTCTGCCAGTGTGGACCTACCGAACTTGTAAGGAGCATTCGGATTTCTAATAATACTTCCTTCAAAGTCTTTGTTATTCGCCAGCGCAGCTTTCAATTCAGCTTCGGTATCTACCATTACTGGCATCAGTGCTGGAAAGCCTTTGTTGAACAAGTAATGGTTATAGCGTTTGATATAACTCATGTTCGGCTCCCTGAAATGATCAAACACAACAAAGACTGTCCCTTCAGGAAGACGCTCATTGATGGACATAACTATCGACTGAATTTGATGGAATGTTTTGTCTGGAATAATGATTTCTCCATCGCAGCATTCAAGCTCTGGCCGCGCTTCTAACATAGCACGAAGCCGTCTGTTTGGAATTTGATGGTTACTTCTTGTCCAGGTTTGTCCGTGCTGGATTAAGCACCGGATACCATCTAGTTTCGGAGTGACCGCCAAAGGGTATCTCAACTGAGAGAATTCCCAAGGCCCATTGTAAGCAAGCATTGGTGTTGGCATACTATCTTTTTGTTATGTAGGCGATCTTTCTGTTTTCTGTTTCGCCTTTTGTTATTTTGTCTGTTCTTTGGAGATAGTCTAAGACTTCGATAAGCTCAGACTCTTTAACATCTCCAACGAATTCTTTCCATATATCGGTGAAGGTTTGTGGAACTTGAGAATTCCTGATAAATGTTTCCACGTCTTTTGCAACCTTCGCCAAGAAATTCTTGCCGCCGAAACTTAGTGCTAGGTGCATCCTAGATTCTACTGTTTCCAGAACTTCAAGCACCCGCACACAAGTTTCTTTCTCAATAACTAAGCTATCATTATCCGCAAAGTGTATTGCCATCGCTAGCTTCTGAGCATGAACTTTCTTTCGCTCGTAATACGGCAACATCTTCGGACTGCTGTTTGGTCGTCGGATAGGATGGATTTTCTCAAAGTAGTGTTTGAAGTATGCAAATGCTTCATCAGAGTATTGGACATGACCGTAGATTCCAGCAAGTTTCCGCAGACGTGTAAGAATATCTATAACAAAATTCTTCTGAATGTCATTCCTTTCCGGTAACTCAAATTTCTCAAAGCGTTTTGTAGTCTCATAAACAAAAACTACTCGCGCTGTGAACCCGGTTCCGATGAGTTTATTATCAAATGCTTCTGACATGAAATCTGGAGTGGTTCCAGCGTAGAATGAGATACATGGACGCGGAATGATATTCTCTCCGCAGTGCTTAGTTTCGTAGATATACTTCTCTCCATCCCATATGTCAGTGAAGAAAGTAACTAAAGTGCTGGTGTCTCTGGAGAACAATGTAGCAAGTTCTGATATGCAGAATGCAAGGCTGTTATGCGTGTAACGCATTGTTTTCATTTCTCCATTTTCCGCACCAGGAACTTTGTAAACGAAGGCGCGGTAAGCACCTTCAAGAGATTCAACTAACTTTGCATATGTAGTGCAGGAAGCTCCAAGCGGAAACAACAAGTTCCGCTTTTTTGTTTTAATCTTCTTCGGGTCTTCACCAATCTCTCGGAGGAATTCTCTGGCAGCTTCAGCAGATTCTTCTAGCTTCGCTGCTTTTGTTGAAGGATCAAGCATTGTCGGTCCAGCGGCAGTAGCAGTTACTTTCGGAGGAATTAATTCGTGGTAAGACAGCAGGAAGTTCAGTTCATGAACCATTAAGCCCTTTCCAACTCCAGGTTCTCCAACAAGAATAACATACATCCCTGGATATATTGGATGATGAGAAGCACCTATCCAGACACGTCGCTGTAAGCAGGAAGCAATCAGAAAGTAAAACGACCAGTCAATAAAAGTGTCTGGAGAAGTGCTGTCTTTCATTACATAACGCCATTTTTCAAGAAGTGTTTTGTGTTCCATGTTGATATTTCCTGAACGCTTTTAGTAATGCCTCGTATTTTTCTTCCTCGGTTGGGAAGCCCTTTTTAACCTTGACGACAATCCTTCCATTTCGTTTTATTACACAGAGCGCACAAGATGTTTGTGCAACAGAGTAGCCACACCTAGCTACTTCTAGGATGACTTCAGCCGGTGAGTTCATTGAGTTCTTCTGGTGTCAAATCAAGTCGGAAGATTAGGAGTTTCTCTGTGCTGTCGATAGCAGGAAATAATGGACTCTTAGTGTCCGCAGATTTCTCCTGCTTTAGTATGCGGAATACAACAGACAGGGCTAACAGATAACCTTGCTGCTGTTCGTCAGAGAGATTCGGTGGAATTTTCATTGAGAAGCTCTGGATAAAGTGTTTCAAAGAATGCTCTAAATTTCTGTTCTGGCGTTGCTGTCATAATGCGCCAACATGTGTCATGATCAATTTCATCTGGCGGTGCATCTGGATTATCGATTACTTGGCTAAGTAACATGTCTATATAGGAATGACGAGTAAATGTATGACACTGTTCTAGTGCTCTCTCCAACGCACTTGCAGCATTCGAGTCAGTCAGCGGATTATTATTCAAGCAGAATTCATAAATACCTTCAGACTTTTTATAGACAAGTTTATCTGTAACAGTAGCAAAGAACTTGCTATACTGTTCTGTAAGAACTGCTTGTTGTAGTTGTGTTAATGTTTTCATATGTCAGTTCCCTCCAAACAGTTGACCAATTTCTTCGTCAGTGTAGAGATCGGCCTCGTCAGGAATATAAGTAACCTGTATTCCAAATTGAAAACGCCATAATGAGAGATACCAATATCTTTGGTCCCGTTTCCAGAAGCATTGATTGATTCCAATAAGCCAGTTGTTCATATTTCTTTTAGTCCATTCGTGTTCTTGCTGCTGTAAGGTTGCCAGTTGTATCCGATAGATACTCCTGAACCCATCTT